GCTTCTTCAGAAGCATGAAGGTCTAAAGCTGTTCCCGTATAAATGTACGGCTGGGAAGCTAACTATAGGCTACGGTAGGAACATCGAAGATACGGGTATAAGCGAGGATGAAGCCGCCTTTATGCTTGATGCTGATATTGATCAGTGTGTATCTGACTTAACCACAAAGACAGAATATTTTGTATTTCTTAATGAGCCAAGGAAGGCCGTTGTCGTAAATATGCTTTTTAATCTTGGCTGGGGCGGCTATTCAAAGTTTAGGAATATGATAAACGCCTTGAATGACCATGATTATGAGACGGCTTCCGCCGAAATGCTTGATAGCAGGTGGGCTAGACAGGTTGGCGGAAGGGCTAAAGAGCTGTCAAGAATTATGCGTAGCGGAGAGTTTTGATGGGGTGGATTTCAAAGCTATTAGGCGGTGGTGTTGTTGGATCAATTGAACGTATAGCTTTAGAGGCCATAGAAACCGACAAGGAAACGGCAGAGGCTAAAGCACTGTACGTAAAAACTTTAGATCCTAACGGAATTATGCGGCGAGAGTTATCGCGATTTGCCTGCTTTGCCTATGGTTGGTATCTGCTAATAACTACATTGCTAATCGGCCTGCATTCTTTCGGTGTGGGTGATTCTTCAAGCTCAAAAGAAGCTATAGATGCAATGACGGAGCTATTCTTACCGATAACAACGGCTTGGGGTGGCATTGTCGGTGCATCTTTTGGCGTTAATGCAACAAATTCTGTTAAATCTAAGTGATGAATGGCTAGTAACTTAGATAAGTTTATAGAGCAAGTTCAGCGCCAAGGTATCGCAGTAACCTTGGTGGTGGCTTCTAGCGCCGTAGGCTATTACATAATGGATCATCACAACAAAGAACAGGTGCAGTTATTTAAGAGCTACGCCGCCGAGCTTAGAGAAGATAAAAAGATACTTTATAAAGAAGTGATCGACTGTTTAAAGAAATAACACCCAGCAAACCATTAAGCCCCCTTCCAATAAATACATTTATTCTTTATTGAGTCAAATTGTTCTTTACATGGTGCATAAAGTACATCATAATAAGTTAACAATTAATCAATAGGGTTTGAAACATGTTTGGCAAATTAATTAGTTCTGCTTTTTTGTTCGTTTTTAATGTAATTATTTTTATCGTTATGGACACTGTATTCCAGCATTTTACTGGCGACTCTATTGTCCCTAGTGGCTATGAGCTTTTATACCTTATTGCTGCTGCTGTAACGGTTTATTACCAGCATAAGTCGAATGAAGAGAAGAAAGCTAAACTGGCTAAGGGGTAAAAAATGATAGAAATAAAACAGGTTAGAGCATACCAACTAAAAATCAACGATATTGATTATGGAGTGTTCGCTCTTGAGTCCGCATGGGAAGGTCTTCAAAAGATTGTTAGTGGTGATGGAACGCAGTCTCTTATCATAAAGCATAGCGGGATTAATATTGGTATTTTTTGTGATGGTGAAATTGAAATTGTGTCATCTTCTGGTATTCCTGATATTGCCGACAAGGGTGATAAGTAATGGGTGTTAAAGGCTCTGAAGATGACGGAATCAGATATTTAGGTGCCATCTGTATCAAGCAGCAAGAGCTGATAGATAAGTTGACGAGGCGTTTGGATGATTTGGAGGGTGGCGTATGATTAGCGGTAAATTTTGGGCTTGCGTTTCCGTGATTCTGGTTCTATCGGCAGGCGCATCGGTTCTTGTTATCAAGGCAGAAAAGGCTTGTCATGCTGCTGGTTATAGTGGGTATTCAAGTGGTTATTGTACAGACTCAAGAAAAGACCCTGTGCCAGTAGGTGCGATAATCAAAGCTAGCAGAGCAAAGGATAAGGTGTAAAAAATGATAGCGGCAGACAATAAAAAGATTCTTGATATTCTTTGTGATATTGCAGGCGTAAGCGATAAAAAGGGAGTAACAAAAATTTGTGTAAGCATTGATGTTGATGGGCCTCCAGTGGTTAGTATAGAGCGCATCATAGAGAATAACTGCTATAACGATGAAGATTACATTTTGAGCGACAAAGGGTGATAAGTAATGGGTATTAATTGGCTAGATGCAGGTGAATCAACCCCAGAATCAGGCGCTAAAGTCTGTGTATGGGTTGTTTATGGTGATGGTTATCCTAGTCATTGGCGTGAAGCGATATTCGAAAGAGGTACTTATCGTGATTTGGATTGGCGTGACGAGCTTAATGTAACGCATTACGCGTATATAGATCCACCTGAGGGGGTTAAGTAATGGATATAGAGTTTATTTACGCCAGCCCATTAAGCTATCTACACTACCGCCAAGCAAGAAAGGCGGCGGCAAAGGGTAAGTATGTGGTTATCGCTATTAATGCGCCTACGGATCAATCTAGGAAGGTTGTAATATCGCATCAAGTGCCTAAGTGGGCGGGTGGCGAGCTAGGCCTTATGGTTATTAAGTTGGTTCATGGTGGCATGGGTGACAAAAGAGCTTTCGAGGAAAGCTACCGCGACATTCTAAACCCTAAGCCAATGGTTGATATTGCCACCTTTGATTTCGGTCCAGCCATATTTGGACGCAACTAACAAAGTGTTATAACATAACATTAAGAGATTCCGGCTTGGGGCTGGTTTCGTGTTTAATCCTTGGGGGATTAGATGGCAGGTTTAACAGCAAAGCAGAGGGCTTTCTGTGATGAATACTTGATCGACTTGAATGCAACTCAGGCAGCAATTAGGGCTGGATATAGCGAAAAGACAGCGTATTCAATAGGAAATGAAAACCTGAACAAACCTGAAATATCAGATTATTTGGTCAAGGCTAAGGCTGAGCGGTCAGAAAAAACAAAGATAGATGCCGCTTGGGTTCTTAATCAGGCAGTAGCTCTACACAATCGGTGTATGCAGACTGAACCCGTAATTGATCGCAATGGCGACCATGTTAAAGATGAGGATGGGTGTCCTCTCTATCGATTTGAACATGCAGGGGCTAGTAAGTCGTTAGAGCTTATAGGTAAGCACGTTGGCGTACAGGCGTTCACTGATAAGGTAGTTAATGAAACAACAGTTACAGTAAAAGAAAGTTTATCAGAAAGGCTGAAGCGTGGATCACAGCGATAACCACACAAAGGCTAAGGATTACCTATTTCGTGTCGATTCGCTAACCGATGAAGAGTTGGCGGATGCCTTTACATACAAGTGGTTTAGGCTTAACACTCTGTATTTCATAAAAGACAAGTCGGGTAGAAAAACTTTATTTAATCCTAATATTGAGCAAGAGTCGTTTTATCTAAGCCAGCATGGCCGCGATATAATTCTAAAGGCTCGCCAGTTGGGTTTCACAACATTCAAAATGATAAGTGATCTTGATGACTGCCTGTTTATTGAGAACTTCACGGCAGGCTGCATTTGTCACAATTTCGACTCAGCAAAAGATATATTTAGAGAAAAGATACGCTACGCATATAGGATGATCAATGATGACTATATAGCTGTACTGGCTGGCATTGGATATAACCTACCGCAACCGCTAAATGATAAAGACAATGGGTATGTTTTCGATAACGGCTCAAGCATAAAGGTTTCTACATCATACCGAGGCGGCACACTACAAAGCTTACACGTTTCTGAGTTCGGCAAGATATGCAAAAAGTACCCAGACAAAGCAAAGGAGATTGTCACGGGCGCATTTGAGGCGGTTGCGGTAGGAAATGTTATTACTATTGAGTCTACAGCGGAGGGTAAAGAGGGTTATTTCTATTCGTATTGTCAGGACTCCAAGAAGCTATCCGACAGCGGCAAGGAGCCATCTGTTCTTGAGTTTAAATTTCACTTCTTTAGCTGGTGGAATAGGCCTGAATATTCAATTGATGGTGATATGGCCACACAGCTAGATCAGTATTTCTTGGAGCTTGAGGTAAAGCACAAAATAACGCTAACCGATGGTCAAAAGGCTTGGTACTCAGCAAAGTGGCGTGTTCTTGGCGATGATATGAAGCGAGAATATCCCAGTACGCCTAGCGAGGCTTTTGAGCAGTCTATAAGTGGTGCCTACTACGCACAGCAATTTGCGGCAATTTACAAAGATCAGAGAATCGTCACGGATATGTCAAAACTGTACGGCGGTGATGGTGATGTTCATACGGTGTGCGATATTGGTATCGGCGACTCAACGGCAGTGTGGTTCTACCGACTTGTAGGTGATGAAGTGCATGTTTTACACTACCATGAGAACAGCGGGGAATCGCTAGGGTATTACATTAAGTACATACACGATAAGCATTTGCAAATGGGTTGGTCAATGGGTAAAAACTACGGGCCACACGATATGAATAATAGAGAATTTGCTAGTAAGGGTAAGACGCGTAAAGAATTAGCTGCTGAAGGTGTGGTGTATAATGGCAAAACATACTCAATGAAATTTGATATAGTGCCTAAGCTATCGGTAGATGATGGGATACAAGCGGCCCGATCCGTTCTTTCTAGGTGTGTATTTGACGCGAACGGCACAGAAGAGGGTGTTAGGTGTTTAGAATCGTACAGAAAGGAATGGAATGACAAGCTAGGGTGCTGGCGAGATAGGCCATTGCATGATTGGGCCTCTCACGGAGCTGATGCTTTCAGGTATCTTGCTGTTACCGAGGACAAACGAAAGCCGATAAATAATATGAGCGTAAGATTCTCTATATAGGGTAAAACATGGAAAACGTAACAGAAACTAACCCTCTTTACCCTGATGCACTGCTACGGTGGCGGCTTGTAGAGGATTGCGTAAAAGGCTCACAGGCTGTTAAGAATCGTGGCAAGGCTTATCTGCCAAAACCTAACGATGATTTAGTAGAGGGTGATAGCCAAGTAAGTAGCGCTGAATATAACGCTAACAACGCTAGGTATGATCAATACTTGCTCCGCGCAATGTTCTATAACACATGTTATAGAACTGAGTCTGGATTAGTGGGCGCGGTGTTTCGCAAAGCTCCACTAGCAGAACTGCCAAGTGATGTAGAATACTTGCTTAACAATGTCGATGGTTCAGGGCTAACACTTGAGCAACAGGCCCAATACTCAGTTTCAGAGATTCTTAAAAAGGGCCGCGTTGTTTTGCTTGCTGATATGCCAGAGACTAATGGCGATGTTTCTAGGGCTGATATAGCCGCTGGCCTGAGTCCAAAAATACTAGCCTATGACGCTAAGTCAGTTGTTGATTGGAGCGAGGAAAGCACACCAAGAGGCTGCATTTTAAATTACGTTAAGATAGAAGAGTTCTACCAAGAGATCGACCTAGATACAGGCATGAGGGAAGAGGTTAAACGGTGGCGAATCCTTCGTCTTCGTGATGGCGTCTACACCTCACAGATTGTCTACGATACAACAAGAGGTGATGAAGAGGAGGTTGTTCCACGCCCAGCGGGTAAAACGCACTTTGATTTTATACCGCTTGTTTTTTGTGGTTCTCGTAACAACTCGCCAAGCATCGACCCTGCACCATTGTATGATCTAGCAGAGGTTAATATAGGGCATTACCGAAACAGCGCGGACAACGAAGAGGCGAGCTTTATTTGTGGTCAACCTACTTTGGCAATGACTAGCGATATGACGCCCGACGAGTTTGCAACCGCCAACCCTAACGGGGTTGTAATAGGTAGTCGCAGGGGCCACTTCTTGGGAGCTGGCGGCAATATGTTCTTGGTTCAAGCTGAGTCCAGTGGATTGCCGCGTCAACTGATGCTGGATAAGCAAGAGCAAATGGTTAGTTTGGGCGCTCAGTTGGTCACGCCTAATACTCAGCAAACGGCAACAGCTACAAACGCCGACATAGCCAACACAACAAGCGTCTTAGGGTTGGCGGTTAATAATGTCTCTTCTGCTTACGAGAAGGTTATTGGATGGGCTGCTATGTTCTTGACTAGCTCAAAGCAAGAAGTAACCTACAAGCTTAATGAAGACTTTTTCCCCGATACCTTTGATGCTCAAGAAATTACCGCTTGGATTGCCGGCGTACAAGGTCGTTTAATTCCTAAATCTGCATTTAACAACAAGATGCGAGAGGCGGGAGTAACCCAGCTTGACGACGACGAGATTTTAGGCGAGATAGAGTCAACTTCTGATGATTTGGATTTAACCGAGCCTTCACCTAATGTCTGATGCAGATACTCTTGATGCTAACGTCTCTCATGCTGTGTATGTTGAGAGACTTGGTGCCCAGAACGCAAATAAGTTAGATCCAGAGCTTAGAAAACTGGCCTCCTATATCCGCTCTCGCCTTGGTGAAGAGGGTGATGTTATAGAGTCGCAATCTGTTATTAACGCTGTCGTTAAAGACGTTCGCGCAAAGTTTGGCAAGGCTTATGAGCGATGGACGCGTGAGACGTTTGGCTTTGTAGACGAGCTGGCGGGTTACGAGGCTGGATTTCAATCTAAGATCATTGAGGCTTCAACCGATGATTACGTGGTTAAGGTGCCAAGCGATGAAAAGGCAAAAAGCAAAACTTACAACACCCCGCTTATGATAGGTGCGGGTGGTGCTGCTGTTAGCCTTAACGCTCTTATAGGTAACTTCACAAAAACCCAAGTAGATAGGGTTGTTAATGTGGTTCGTTCTGGTACGGATGGAAGGCCTACGTCGCAGATAATAAAGGCGATAACAGGAACCAAGAAAAACAAGTTTACAGACGGCGTTATGATTGGTGCTAAGAGGTCTGCAACAACAATAAGCAAGACTGCGGCTAACCATACAAGCGAGCAAGCAAAACAGGCTGTGTATAAAGATAATCAAAAGGCGGTTATAGGCTATAAGCTTGTTGCTGTGCTTGATTCAAAGACAAGTCAGATATGCAGGGGTTTAGATGGCACTGAGGTTAAGTTTTCTGATAGCTACCAACCGCACCCGCCATTCCACAATAATTGCAGAACAACCGAAAGCCCTTTGTTAAACCCAAGTCTGGCCGCCATATCAACTGAGGCTAGATCGAACGATATGCCTAATGGTGCAGACTTCCAGAGTACTGCGAGCCAGTATTACACCAGAATGAAGTCACAGCCAGCATGGTATCAAGACGATGTACTTGGAAAAACTCAAGGTAAAATATTTCGTAATTCTGGACTAACACCAGAAGAGTTTAGAAAAGCAACAATTACAAAAACTGGCGAGCCTCTGAACTTGTCCCAGATGGCAGAAAAAGACGAAAGAATAAAAGCATACCTTGAATCAATAAAATAGTTATGCTATTTGTGAAGTGTACTGTTATGTTATAACATTGCAATAACGAGGGGTTGGGCCTCTCTAATACTGTCCTAGGGGGACAAATGGAAATCACACCAGAAGTACAAGCACTGCTAGACGCTCAAAAAGAAGAGCTTACATCAAGCTTTGAAGACTCAACAAAGGGTTTGAAGAGCAAAATGGACGAACTCTTGAGTGAGAAGAAAGCAGAACAGGCTAAGGCAGAAGAGGCGCGCATTGCTCAAGAGGCGGCGAACTTTGAAAAGGCCAAGGCGAGCAAGGATATAGACAGTATTACGGCTAGTTATGAAGAGAAGTTAAAAGCTTCAACTGATGAACTTGCCGCAATGAGACTTAGCAACAAACAGAGTGCGATTGCTTCACTAGCTAGTGACTTTGTGAGTGCTAATGTTGTCAATGATCCTCTTAGCCGAAAAGCTATAAGCGATGATTACGCGAGCCGTATAGATATTCGCGATGGCAAGCCAGTAGTGCTAGATGCTAACGGTGGGGCGACCATTAACAGTATTGAAGACCTACAAGCAGAATTTAAAGGTGCGGCTATCTACTCAAAGCACATCAAAGGGACAGACGCGAGCGGTGGCGGGGCTATCGTAGCGAGTTCTAACGGTGTGAAAAGCTCTTCTGGGCTTGCAAGAGTGGTGAAGGGCTTTACCGATTTACCCTTACGTTAATAAAAGGAAATAAAAATGTCTCAATCAGATATGGTAATATTTAATCAATACTTCATGCCTGCAATCGCAGAAAAGTATGCACAAATGATCGATAAGTTTAACGCTTCATCATCTGGCACACTACAGCTATCTAGTGCTGGCTTCGATGGCGACTACCTACAAGAGTCTTTTTATAAAGAGATTTTTTCGGCTGGTCGTCGCGTTGATCGTAGCGCGGCAAATACCACTCAGACTGCAACCCCGCTGACTCAAGCGCAGCACAATACTGTTAAAGTCGCCGGCGGCTTTGGCCCTGTGTTGTTCGAGCCTTCACAGATGACGTGGTTACGCAAGCCTACGCAAGAGGGTATCACTGTTGCCTCAGATCAATTCGCACAATCTCTAATGGCTGATCAGTTGAATACTGTCATTGCTTCGTTAGTTGCCGCCATTGGCAATAATGCCGCAATGGTCAATGATGTTTCGAGCGGTGCTGTTCTTACTCAGTCTGCTCTAAATAATACACACGCCAAGTTTGGCGATATGTCACAAATGCTAGTCGGTCAGGTTATGTCTGGATCAGCCTATCACGATCTAATCGGTGAAGCGCTAGATAACGGTAATCGCTTGTTTAGTTCTGATACTGTGACTGTGGTAGATATTCTTGGCAAGTCGGTGATTGTTACTGATGCGCCAGCGCTAACCACGGCGGGTACCCCTAACGTCCATAATGTTCTTAGCTTGGCTACTGGTGCTGGTGTTGTTTCTGATGGCTCGGACGTTATCACGAACATCGAAACTACAAACGGTAAGAAGCGCATTGAAACCACAATGCAGGCTGACTACACGTTCGGCGTTGGCCTGAAAGGTTATAGCTGGGACACTGCTGCGGGTGGCTCTTCGCCTTCTGACGCAGCGCTTGCAACTGGCACTAACTGGGAGAAGGTTGTAGCCAGCGATAAGCATACTGCTGGGGTTTTAACCATTGCTGATGCGTCTGCTTAATGGGCGTCATCTGGTTGGTGGACTTCCCCACAAGTCAGTATAACGAAGATGTGAAGGCGGTCGCTTTGGCGGCTGGCCTTCGTATTATTGATGCGAAATTTAAAGACCAATTCGAAGGGTCAGACTTAGCGGAAAACCCGCCAAGCATTACGCGGATTGGCGAGAAGAAGAAGCGAAAGCAGAGGAAGAAAAAAGCTGCTAAAGTTTCTGAATCTGAGTAATATATCAGGGGCTTCGGCCCCTTTCTAATTTTATATTGGTGCGCTATGTCTTTTTTTTCTAACACATGGATTAACGGTGCATCGAGTCAAGTTGATGTAGTCGGTGGTTTGAGTGGCGGCTGCTATCTCTATTTTAGCGATAATTCAAGGCTGACCATACCAGTCACTACGGGCTTTGTAGAGATTGCCTATGCTACATTTTCAGGTAATACAGGTCTTGCGCCAGATTTTACAAAGACGCCAATTGATAGCCCAGTAGAAGCAAAGCAAGATTTTAGCAAGCTTGTGTGGAACTTTGACGATGCTAATGTAACCTCCTTGAACCAAATATTTAACAGAAACTTTAATGGCGTTGTTGATTACGTTATTTTGGATGGCGTTTCTTATGTTCTTAATCAAGGCCCAGTAGACACACCTAACCAAGAAATACCAAGCAGTCCAGAAGGCTCTCCAAGCGCCACAATTGTAGACTCTAACCCTTTGGGCTGGGTTACTGGTGCTTGTTCTTATGTGCCTAACGACACAGATGCTTTTGATGACGAGTTTGAAGTAGCATTTGCTTAACATTCTGATTAAAAACAGGAATTAATACAATGACAGATAGGACAAAAGCACAACAGGCGCTTGATGATCAATCAGCACTAGACGGAACAACCAAAACTATAACGCCATCCAATCAGGTGTCTAGGACTTTAAAACCGATCCTAGACGTCACCGTATTAAAGGATGAGTTGCCAGATTCGGTTAACTCTATAAATAATGAATCTGGCGATATTGTTATCGCTGGTGGTAATAATATATCAGTTAGTCAGGAATCCGGCACTATAACAATCGGCGGCAATAGCTTGGCTTGGGTGGATGCTGCTGATGATTACACAGTGCAGGGTGATGAATTACGTGT